GGATTAGGTAACTCTGTAGTTCAAGCATATCCTCATCCTGTTCAACGTATGGAGGATTGGCTAACTTATTTAAATAAACTGCGTTACCAATCTTTACCTTGCCGTTGTTGTATGGTGTATCTTTCATTCGTCAACCCCTACTTCACTTTTAACTTTCATCAAGCGTTTGTCAAGTCCCTCTACCTGTTCATACTTATTTAAAACCAATCTATCAGATGTCATACATTTGCCATCTCTTGGTCGGTATAAAGTTCCAGTTACTGCATCCATAAGATATGCGGTCTTTTTCATATCGACCGCTATATAGACTGGAGTTACTATTCGTTCTATGCCACTAATATGCCCAAGATAAAGATCTTTATCCCTAATCCAATCTCTTTTTGTAGAACTTTTTGGTCCGATTGGAAAACAACTGGAAGTTAAGGCTACCATCCCTTCCATAGACTTACGAATTGGCGTTGTTTTTAGCATAACTTCTTGCCTTTCTTACAGTTTTAATCCCTATCTCTTGGGGTTTACGAGCCTCCATCATTTCATCTGCATATTTATATGCCAATACTGCTGGCTCTTCTCCAACATCATAATTGCAAGACAAAATTCCATTTAAAGCAAACATAGCCATAAGATCACGTAGATACTCCTTGTCCTGATCGGTCATTTTGTTTTCTCCATGGCGTTAATACCATCAGCCAAAATATTCGCTAGGTATTTACCACGCACCGCAATATGCTCAATCTCTTTGCATGAATCTATAACTGAGACTGCATCCTTAAGCGCACGGTTATACCCAGCCGTATATTCGTCCTTACCATCTAGCATCATGGATACGGCATCACGGATAAGACTAGAAGCCTTCCGTTGCCCAGCCATCTTCTTTAACTTATCTACGTGTTCTGTGTATAAGTAAAGGTTGTATGGCACTAATTTCTTATCTGTCATGATTTCTTCCAAATCTCAAATGATTTCCGTAATTTATTAAATTCTTCTCTGACTGTTTCTCTTTCTTTTAATTCCTTACGAGACTGTATGTTTAGGTAATCAGCCAGCCATGATGCACATTGCTTTTCAGAACTAATCTCTTGTGGCAATACTGTCTTCTGATTAATCCATTTCCAAAACTCAGGATCTCTGCACATCATGCCAGCCATCTTGACTGCGTGGTCTCCTGGAAACTCTAGTTCACGATTGACTGGTTGCTCGTTGTCCCCGATACGAACCATGACAACCATATACCTAGAGCCTACAAAGTCACGCATTAAGTCATCTGGCAGATCATCTGGATGAACCGCCAAGGAAAGACCATAGCCATCTTTAGTTTGTTTTAAAGCAGTCTTAATTGCTTCGAACTGTATTGTGTTCAATTTGATCCTCCAAATACTCGACAATTCCTTTTAACTTATAAGCACGAATAGAAGATTGCTGTAACTGAGCATTCAATTCTTCAACTTCTTTCTTATGTTCAGCCTCTAGTTTGTCAAACTTTTCCCTCCACTCCAAGCACCAGTTATAGTGCTGTTCGTTTTCTTTAATTTGACTTTTGAGTGACTCATGTAATTCTTTAGAAAGTTTCTCCCAATCTACCTTTTTAATTGAGGCACGTTTCTTTCTAGCTAAAGAAGCTTTTTCTTGTTTCTCTATCTTAATAAGTGATTTTGCATACTGCTCAGGAGACACGCCCAGCTTTTTACCAAGCGCTATTTGAGTATTGGTGAGGCGCACAGTCTTAACCTTTGGTTTGTTCTTAGATCCAACGGGTCGTCCACGCTTTACACTTCCCATGGTTGTTTCTCCTCAGTTTGGGGTTGGTCTTCTTTCTTGTATGGCTCAGATACTGCAAGTGAAATGTATGGATTGCCAGCTTTAGATTTGTAATTCCATCCAGCAATAGCAATTTCTACCAACTGACCTTTTGATTTATGAATTAAGTTTTCTAAAAATACTTTGTCTACATGGACTGATCCACGCAAATTAGGTTGTTCGCCTACCCTGTCTTTATTAATAAACATTGCACCCGTGTTGGGCTTTTGTTCGTATGCCATCATTTCTCCTTAGTTAAATTTTCTTTAGCTTGTTTAAATCTAGTCAATACATCCTCATAATCTTTTGGATATTCGGTCTTCATGGCGTCAAAAATGTTGCGGTTCTTTTGGAAGATTGATTTAATGTCTTCTTCCTTAGTAACCAAGGTCAACATCAATTCAACCGCCGCAACGACTGCTGGTAGGTTCTCGACACCATCTACCTTTAATTGCCAATCACCTGGTTCACCATCTAGCTTGGTATGCACCTTTGCTTTAGGCACGATTGGCTTAAAGGGTGGTGCAAGACTTGGCTCATGGTTCTTAGGTTCACTAGCATCAACAAGATCGTTCTCCACAATCTCCATGCACATCAGCCATAGGTATCTGCGCATATAGGTATGAGTGCTACCTAGGTTCTGAATGGGCTGGGTCTTATCCATACTGGCAAAGACCATTGGAGATGTAAAGGTAACGAAGTCATCCTTCTCACCATCAGCGTTATGGACTGTGAGGTAAGCAGTATCTTGGGTAAAAGATACCACACCACACAGACCTAAATCGTTGAAGATCGAAGTAACTTGCGGGACAAAATCTCCTAACTCAAAGTAATTAAACTTTGCGTAGGAGTTCTTGCCCGACTTGTTCAGCTTTGTATTGTGAAGCCTCACACGTGCTTCTTGTAGCTTTTTATATACGCTCATGCTATTTTCTCTAAATAAAGGTGGGTTAAGGTTTTTGCCATTGTGTAAACCTTCCAAGCCTCTTCAGATATATCTTTCTGAGGATCGACATATGACGAGTTTGATGCTAACGCCACCATAAATTTCAATGTTAATTCCTGTGATGTTTCCATAAATTCTCCTTAACACCCGATTGGTTTCCATGGACCATTAACTTTGGTATCCCAACAGCACATACCGCCACGCCCGTCAGATTCACATTTAACTTGAGCCATAACGCCTGTCGTTAATAAAGTAATAAACACTGCAACAATTGCTTTTTTCATATCATTCTCCTTGATTAAAATTCTTCCACTGATCGCAGAAGTCCCTTACTAAACAGAAGTTTGCACAGCGAGTTCTTTCTCCTGGTCGCACTTCTATTTCGTAATCTTTGCCAAGCTCGGCTAATTTCTTTTCCGCCTCTTCCTTAATATCATGGACGGATGTTGCTCGTTTCCCACCAGTCTTGCGTATAGCGTAATAAGTCGCTTTCTCCCACATTTGCTCAGGTGTGCAGACAGGCAGATCTTCCCCTGTCTCGGAAGCGAAAAGCGCATCGGAATGTAAACGGATTCTTTCCTTAATAAAATTCTCACGTTTTTCATAAGACCAAAGCGGTACATCAATGACCTTGATAGGCGCTTCTGGATATCCCTCTTTAGTTTGCGCATCCCGTCTACTCCAATCCCTGATGATGGCTATGATCTCCACCTTTTTTACAGGAATCTGTTTAATCTTTTCTACTAGCCATGCGTAGATGTTTAACTGTTGTTCCCATTCAATCTTCTCGTTCATGACACCCCATGCACCCGTGGTCTTGTAGTCTGAAACTACGATCCCATCAGGTTCTATGCGCTGTAAGTCTACCGCACCCGATATGTTCCACCCATCTAACTCGGCATGGAGTCTTTGCTCAATGATGTGGTTTTCATCCTTGCCAAGTTCTAATACAGCATGGATAGCAGTTCCAAAGATAGCCCACACTTTATCTGCAACATCCTCTTCCAGTTGGTCATAGTAAGTGTTTTTGAGTTGGACAATGCGTGGGCTATTTATTAACTCGGTAACGGACAGATGTGCTTTACCCTTGGTGTATGTCGGTCTGCTTAGAACATTTACGAATGTCTGAGGCAGATTAAATTTGTTCGTTATTTTCAAAGTAGTCTCCAGCCCACCATAAATACGTTGTAGAAAAACTTAAGGCAGAATCCTGCAAGAACGATGGTAAATATAGCCATGCTTACCAGTAAAAGCCAGCGACCAAAGTCTTTAATTAGTTCAGTTAAGTTCATTGTTTCCCCTCATCTCTTGTAGTTTCATTTGAATATCATGATCTATCTTCTGTTTCATAAACTTGTGCATCATGGCTAGTTCTTCTTGTTGTTCTTTCTTTTCTTCAAAGTATCTGCGCTCTTCGATGCGAATCTTCCAACCTTTTCTCATCAGCAATTCCTTAAATCTTTGGTTTTTTCAAGGCAGTAATCCATTAGCTGTTCAATCTCTTGAAATGCTTGCATAGCATGGTGATATGCACCCATATGATTGTTTTGCAGAAGACATTCTTCAGTTCTCCGCAGAAAATCTCTGGCATTAATCAATGATTCAGCGTAATCTTTCATGTATATTTCTCCCTTAAGTTAGATCGTAAAATAAACTAATGTGTGTGTCAACAGAATTTTTGTTCTCATTGCAATATATTATAAAGGAAAGAAAATGGCAAGTACCCCAACGCAACGAAGCCTAAAACATATGCGAGATCAGGGTTATTTATGTGAGGTAACGGAACGTTGGAATCCTTTTGCCAAGATCCGTCAGGATTTGTTTAACTTTGTCGATATTCTTTGCGTCAAGGAAAGAAAAACAGTTGCAGTCCAGACGACCAGTTACGGAAATATGTCTGCAAGGATGAATAAAATCAAGAGCTTAGACACATATCCTTTAGTTAAATCTGCTGGGTGGGAGATAGTAGTACATGGTTGGAAAAAAGATAAGTCTGGTAGGTGGATTGTAAGAGAAGTAGTTATGGAATAAACTATCCTTGTCAGTAGTTTTTGTTCAACTTTTTTCTGCTGACGTCTCCCTTGGGGTGTGGTGTTTATTCTCCTCACACGTGCATCACACCCCCCCTTTTTTAGTGGAAACGTTTCCACTTTATAGGGACTTTCCCTAATACTGTTGCATTTTCCCAAAGTCTTTCCTATACTGATTACGCTGAGTGGGAACTCGGTGTAAAATTCTGGACAGATAGACCGTTATGGTCTGTTGTTTCGCACAACGTAAGTTATGTCCAGGGAATTTACGCTGTGTTATATCCTAGAAACGACAGACTATAGCGGTCTTTTTTCGTTTCCAGCCTTGGTATGTTGAGCGGATAAAACGCCAGCGACATAGCGAGTAAGCAGACTGGGGGTAAGTGGATGTGATACTGCACAAGTAGGTGGCGAAGATAGTGCCTACTCCACGCAAGACTGTCGAGTGCTGTGGCTCCGAAAGAGAAACGGTTAAAGGCGCACTAGGTAGGCTAAGTGCGCTCACCAAAAGAGAACCTTGATATAACTATGAGAGAAGATAAGAAGAATAAGGATTGGAACATGACTCAAGAAGAAGTCGCTCAGGCATTTGGGATTACTAGGAATTACGTGCAACAAATAGAAAAGCGGGCGATTGAGAAGTTACGGGCGGAATTAAAAAAACGTGGGATTAAAAAACAGGATCTATTGGAAGAGTAGATGAAAACACCAATACCATTTTTAGGGTGGATAGAAGAAGATGATCTGCTAGAGTTTTTAAAACTAGAGCTAAATGGAAATTCATCTACATATACATTTGGTAAAAAACGCCTACAAGAAATTGTAGAAGAAATAGAAAACTTAAAACAAGAAAGAGATTTTTATAAACATGAACTTGAAAGAACAAATTACTCAACAACTAAAAATAATTCCCCAAGCAGTAATCAATGGCGGACTAATGAGTTCAATTCATTGGAAGGAGAAAGCAGCAAAAGCCCAAAAAATGTTGAAGCACCCAAACCCTAAGCGGTCTGACCTTGAACATATGCTGGATCAATTAAGACAATTTCAATAGGAGAATGAAATGAAAATGAAACAGAAGCTGAAGTTAGATCAAATAGTAATTGAAAAGGGAACGCAGACCCGTGAAGAGATAGATCAAAAGACTGTAACCGAATACGCAGAAGCCTTATTGAATAAGGAATCCCTGCCACCCGTGACAGTATTCTATGATGGGATCAACTACTATCTGGCGGACGGATTCCATAGATACTTTGCTCACAAACAGGTCAAGGCTACAGAGATTGAGGCGGACATCATTAGTGGCACATTGCGTAGTGCCGTGGAGTTTGCCCTTGGGACTAACGACAAACACGGATTAAAAAGAACCAACAAGGACAAGCGTAAGGCAGTTCTAATTGCATTAGATGATGTGGAGTGGGGTTCATTAACCAATCGTGAGATTGGGAAACTTTGCCGTGTATCCCATACCTTTGTTAACGATATAAAAGAAAGTCTTGAGAAGCCAAAAGAGAAAAAGAAAGAACCTTTACAGGCACGAAACAAAAATCAAAACAATCCAACCAATGTTGATACCGAGTTTACCCAAGACGATAAGGTTACAGAACTGCTTGTTACTCAAAAAGAATTAGAAGAAGAGAACACAAAACTCTTAGATCAGTTGGCTCTCAAGGTGATGGATGTTAGTCCAGAACAAAAGAAGATGGCAGAACAAACCATCGAAGAACTACGGGCTGATAACAAACGATTGGAACAGGAACTAGAGTCCATGACTACCAGCCGTGATGGTTATATGAGGGAAAATGCTGAGATGAAAAAGCAATTGAATTGGTATAAAAAACAATTACAAAAGTTAGAGAAAGAAGCTGTTTAATAACTGACGCTAGGCAGTTTCCTAGCAGGAGAAAAGTATGCTGAAGTTGCGACCACACCAAGTAGAGGTGGTGGAAAAGATTAGACAGGGATTTTCTGACGGCCATCGTTGCCAATTACTGTATGCCCCAACGGGCTTTGGTAAGACTGAGGTAGCCATGGCAATCATGAAAGCGGTTGCAGAGAATTATAAAAAGACCGCTATGGTAATGGATCGGATTGTATTGATCGACCAAACCAGCGCCCGTCTAGACAAATATGGGATAGATCATGGAGTCATGCAGTCTACCCATTGGAGATACCGCCCACACGAGAGGATTCAAGTCTGCTCTGCACAGACATTAGAAAGACGGAAGACCTTTCCTGATATCAATCTACTCATCATAGATGAATGCCACATAGCAAGGCGTGGCGTTAATAAGTTTATTAAAGACAATCCCCATATCAAAGTCATAGGACTGACTGCATCCCCTTTTACGAAAGGTCTTGGGAGTGTCTATACCCATATCGTAGGTGCTAAATCTACGGGAGATCTAGTAACGGACGGGTGGCTATGCCCCCTGCGAGTCTTTATCGCAAAAGAAATAGACATGGAGGGTGCAAAAAAGGTAGCGGGCGAGTGGTCTGCGGATGATGTTACAGAACGAGGCATCAAGATTACAGGAGATATCGTTACGGAATGGGAGAAGAAAACCCTAGAAGTATTTGGTAAGCCTGTAAAGACGATTGTCTTTTGTTCAGGAGTGGCACATGGCAGACACCTACAAGCAAAGTTTCTAGAACATGGGTATCGGTTTGAATCCATATCCTATAAGGAAGATGATGACTTTAAACGGGATACCATCGAAGACTTTTCTAAGCCAGACACGGAGATACATGGATTGATTGCTACCGACATTCTGACCCGTGGCTTTGACGTAACGGATGTCATGATCGGGGTATCTGCCCGTCCATTTTCTAAGTCTTTCTCATCCCATGTCCAACAGTTAGGACGCATCATGCGAACCCATCCTGGCAAAGAGTATGGCTTGTGGCTAGATCATTCAGGGAACTACTTACGATTTAAAGATGATTGGGATTCTCTGTATGAAGAAGGCGTAAAAGAACTCAAGGATGGTGGCGAGAAAGCCAAGAGAGAACCGACCGAAAGAGAAAAGAAAGAACTGAAATGCCCTGCTTGTGAAGCCCTATGGACTAGCAAGACAGACAAGTGCGACAACTGCGGACACATTCGTAAGAGGATGTCATCGGTCATTAACATAGATGGTGAACTAGAAGAACTAGCCATATCTAATGCTAAGTTAAAGATTAGCCCACAAGATTTTTATTCTCAACTGCTCTACTACGCTAGGACTAGAGGCATCAAGGATGGGTGGGCATATCATAAAGTTCGCGAGAAGTTTGGTGCATTCCCAAGAGGGCTTGTGCCGACAGCAAAAGAACCATCCACAGAAACTATGGGTTGGATTAAATCAAGATCTATTGCGTATCGTAAGGGTCAAGAGAAACTAACAAGAAAAATTGAAAACATAAGGGCATCTTCATGACTGTTCCACACATAGTAGCATTTGGGGGTGGCGTAGATTCAACAGCCATGATTATTGGTTTGATTGAAGAAAAGAGACCAATAGATTTAATTCTGTTTGCAGATACGGGTGGAGAAAGACCTCATACCTACGATCACATTAACAAATTTAGTAAGTGGCTTACGGACAAAGGTTATCCTAAGATCGTAGTAGTCAAGAGGGTTAGACGGGATGGCAGTCTAGAAACATTAGAAGAAGAATGCCACCGCAGAAAGAACCTACCATCTATAGCGTATGGGTTTAAGTCTTGCAGTCAAAAGCATAAGATAGCGCCTCAAGATAAATACTTAAACAATTGGCAACCAGCCATAGATACATGGGCAAAAGGGTTAAAGTGCGTAAAGTATGTTGGCTATGACTCTAACGAAAGCCATAGAGCAGATAACGCTGCCAAACGATTAGATACTAAGTATGACTACCTCTACCCCCTGATCGAATGGGATTGGGATAGAGAGGAATGCTTAGAGATTATTGATAAGCATGGCATCAAAAACGTAGGCAAGTCTGCCTGTTTCTTCTGTCCTTCTTCAAAGCCAAAAGAAATTATTGAACTTAAAAACCAATACCCAGATCTATTGGATAGAGCATTAGCCATAGAAAGCCAAGCAGAACTAACATCAATCAAGGGTTTGGGTCGCAGATTTTCTTGGATTGAAGTTGTCAAAGCAAGTGATTCGCAGATGGAGTTGCCTCTTGGCGGATTCGATTTACCTTGTGAATGCACGGAGTAATCATGAACTTTGAAAGATTTGCTGAGATGCACGGGTTAATTATTCAAAGCCTGACCTTCGACAAATGGACAAGAGTGCCAACTACCACCCACCCACACAAGAAGAATGGTGCGTATATCTATGACGGGAGGACGGGTGCGGTGCAGAATTGGGCAGTCCATGAAAAGCCCGTATCCTGGCGAGGAGATAGCAAGCCTGACCCAATGTGGCAACAGAAAAAGAAGGACGCTGATGCGTCTAAACAGGAACGACAGATAAAGGCTAGTAAGAAAGCGGGATGGATACTGAACAACGCAGAGAAGAAGTGCCATCCTTACTTGGAGAAGAAGGGCTTTTCTACTGAGAAAGGGTATGTATGGAACGACCTGTTGGTGATCCCAATGCGTATCGAGGGTAATCTTGTTGGGTGTCAATTGATAGACAAAAGTGGGAACAAGAAGTTTTTAACAGGACAAATCACACGAGGTGCGTCTGCCGTCTTTGACAATAAAGGATTGGACATTATCTGTGAGGGGTATGCGACCGCACTATCTATCCGTAGGACTATGAAGTTTCTCAGAAAGAGATACACGATTCATGTCGCATTCTCCGCAGGAAATATAAGCAACCTAGCCAAGAGATTAGATAAGTGCGTGATCGTTGCCGACCATGACGCAGTAGGTATAAAGACCGCCAAATCTACGGGCAAAAAGTATTGGATATCAGATGTAGAAGGGGAAGACTTTAATGACTACGAGTCTAGGGTAGGGACAGAACAGGCAAGCCTAACCCTCTCCTCTATTTTATGACCTTGACCTTGTAGAAAATCTCAGGAAAAGTCCGCATCAACTTCTTGAGATTATCCTCATCAGCCAACAGGCAAGCCTGACCCAATGCCTTGGCAAAGCCACCCTCTCGGTCAAGCCTATCTACCATATGGATTAGTTCGTTTCTACTCATAATCAAAATCCACGCTAGATACTTCCCACTCTCCGTAGTCATTATCTTTGTAGTCTAAAAGGTCAATTGCGTAATCAATCGCCTCGTCTTCGTTTTTTGCATCAACAATGACTGTATTTCTTACAACTGTTTCTAAAGTAATAACATATGACCCACGCATTTTTCTCTCCATAATTTGTTCAATGAATCCATCAAATTGACCGACCCAATTCATACAACCTCCGCAATTCTGTATTCCTCTGGTCTGTATTTGGTTTTTATCCAACCCTGTTGATATGCCTCATGCACCTCATCAAAAAAATCGTCTAAGGCATCTATTGCATCTTCATAACTATCAAAGTATTCGGGTTTAGATTCCCCGTTATCCTGTTCAATACCCCATGTATTGACCCACCCATCACAAATTGTGTAGGTTTGTATCTCGTATTTCATAATTTGTCCCACATTTGATAGTTATCTAAAAGATCTTTGAGCAACATAAGATCTGTATGTTTATCTAACAATCTTTTAATTTCTAAGGCGTCATCCCTGTCCATGCACACTTCAAAAGTAAACCAACCTGAACCATCTTCTTTATTTATTTTGTTGTGCATATGATAGATATTGGTCGCACTTTGTAGCATATTGTCTAATGTATCTAAACGCATCATTTCTGGATCGCAGTCGTTCTCTTCTGAAATATCTGTTGCTTTTTCCCATGCCTGATCCCAACCCTTGTTCCAATCGGTCATATCAAACTCACCAAGATATTTCACATCACCATCTTCTAACTCGACTGCCATACAAACAGATCTTTTCATATCTTCTAGGCTTTTTATATCTTCTAAGGTATATGTCATGTTATTTTTCCCATTGTGTTCCGCATACCAAACAAGTTCCCTCTGAATGAGGGGTTAGATCCTCACAAGGTAGGCATCTTAGCCAAGCATCATGGTCTAATTCAAGGGTTTCACAAGCCCGATAAACCGCATACTGTCCTGCTTTGTTGTAAATCTCTACTGCTTTTTCATAGTTAGTCATAGTTCTATCAATGCCTCCTTAGTTAATGATGGTAGATCTATTGAGTGCGAGTAATCGTCCATGCCATTCTCTCCAACCTCGTAAACATTTATATGGAAGATATCGTTTTCGTTGTAGTCATGGACATTGATCGTGTATTCGGGAATGCCATACCACCAATCTTTACTTTTTAAGATCTCATCCTTATGTTTCTTAATTAGATACAAGACCAAATACTCAAGTTCTTTACTAGGCATGGCTTTCCTCCTTGGGAAAAACCCATTCAGGTGATCCGTCTATGACCCGTTGCCGATCTTCTTTCGTGGCATACCACTCAACATCAAAGATCTCGTTGCCGTCTTTATCATCTGACAACTCTACCCCGTATGGATATTCCTCATGGCTAGGATCATCTACTAAGAATGCGTATGTAATCCGTTCAAAGTTATCGTTCACGACTGCACGAATCATGTCCCAATTGATACCGATATTTGGATCATGGTATTTAGAGATCAATCCTAAACACTCTCTAGCCTGTTCTTCTGTCAGCCATTCATGCTCACCACGGATGTCATCCGTATGCCACCAATCTGCGACCCAATCAGGGCTAGTCAATCTCTTGACATCATCCACGGATGGAACTTCTTGACCTTTTGGTAATTCAAACTCTAACACTATTTTTGGCATTCTCTCTCTCCTTTACTAGATATTGAATAACCTGAGAGTAAGATGGGGTGAACCCCATCTCCTCGGTCAGCGTTTCCCTTAACTTGGTCAACAACTCCATAGTTTCAGGGTTAATTGATACATTAACTTTCTTCGGTTTCTGCATTTTCTTCCTCGTCTTCCCACTCTGCCATGTTCCATGAGATACAAAACTCCTCATCTATCTCTGATGGAATGTTCTTATTTACCCACTTTGAATTGCCTTTGATGTCGTAGGATTCATCTCTGCCGTTCTCCCAGATACCGCAAAAGCAACAACCTCCCTCGTAATACATGGCTCTTATCTCAAATCCCATTTCGCACAATTTTGCGTATGCCTCGGTAGGCGGACTCCACGCAGAATCAAAACCAATTTTTATGGTGTTATTCTTGATGTCCTTTAAGGTCAGTTTGTCATACCCATCTCCATGACCTATGTCCCACTTTGTCCCCCATTCTGCTACGCAGAAGTCATACCAATCTGTATAGCCAAAAAACTCCCTGTTCAGTTTTTGCTTTTCCTCCAAGAGTCTTTGCTCATAACTTTCTTTAGAGCCGACATTACCCGATACTGTGTCCGTTAGTTCCTTGGGGATTGGAATAAACTCTCTCAATAACCCGTTCCTGTTATATCCCCTTACGACCCGTTTCATCATCATCTTGTCTTTATGGGAAATAGTTAGTGTATTACTGCACCAATTAGGCATTTTGTTTCTCCTCAATAAGTAAAACTTCAGCAACAAATGGATCATTCAAATCATCAGCATTAAACATATTCCATGCCAAATCTTCCGCATCTACTTCGTCATAGCCATCTACTTCATAAACTACACATCTTTCAATTACAACTTGATACTTAGGCATTTGCGTTCTCCTGTTAAGTTTTTTCAATATCTTTCACAACCTCTGTAATACTTCCTTCGTAAAATTCCCAATCAGTTTCATAGGAATCGTTTTCAATCTCTGCATCCATGATTAAATCTCTTGCCTGATCTTCATCATCAGCCTCAACTTCAATTTCAAAATACTCTTTTCTAATCATTACTCCGCTATATATTGGCATTCTGTTTCTCCCTTGCTTGTTTCATATTAAGTAAGCGACCATATCGCATCTTGTCTGTCAAATACCAATCCTGATATTCGACCTTCGTCTGCCTGTAATACCAATCTATTTGATTCATTTCTTTTTGGATTTCTTCAATCGTCTTCTTCATTGTTTCTCTCCTTAAATCCGCATATACATAAATAGACTCCCTCACACTCAGGATCAAACCCAAAACTCTTGGCTAAATCATCCCAATCTCTCATCTCAGGATCAACATACATCCATCCGCCTCTAGGTAAGACTGTGTATCCATTTGTTTCTACCTCGTCTTTAGTAAGCATTCTTTTCTCCTATAACCTAGGGTCTTCATGAGCAACTTCGCCTTCAGGTTCTAGTTCAGCGTATCTAACCCATGTAGAACCTAAGACATCCCCATATACGCTAAAAATATCCACGACCACCCCATCATCATCAAACTTGACCGAGATATAACCACCTGCTTTCCCGTTTTTGTCAAAATTGATAGCGAGTAGATCGTTATCTAATTCGTCAATACTGATATCAAATCCATGTTGTTTCATGACCCTCTCCTACCAATTGGCTAATTTTTTGAATGCCTTTTTATACTCGGCATAATTTTTGAATGACCCAACTACCATACAATGCTCTAAAAACTTTTTATCCATAAAGAATCCTTGTGCTATCTCGTTATGAGATTTACCAAGATCCTTATAAGATTCACCCTCGTATGCGTCTGCGATAACAAACTTCAAACTTTCCCAGAGATCGTGATCGTATCCATTCGGGCATAGATCTACCCCGTCTATCCTCCCGTATCCATCATAAGAACCCTCGACTTTGCGACCATCAGGGTAAAGCACCACGACTGTATGCAGTTTCGGGTAATTGATACAATCCGCCACTACGGGCAGGTGTGTTTTTGCACAAGTTTTAGAAAAGAATCCCATATATATCTCCTTTACATTACGGGCAAACAACTCTCTTTATCATCAGAGGTAAACAACGCACCCCCACCATTTCCCTCGTCATCACGACTTGGAAAGAACCACAAACCATCTTCCGTTTGGAATGCCACAACCCTCTCATACCATCCCATGTTTTCCGACTCCTCTTTAGTTAGGTATCTAACATCCACGATCTTTTTATTTAATAAAAGACCTTTAGCAACCTTGTCCCAATGCTTTTCTACATCCTTAATTACATTCATTACTTTCTCCTTAGTATTTAAAGCGTTTACCATCTACATCAAACTCGTATTCATTCGCTATGAGCATTTCATCTACTGACTCATCCGAATCCTGATACTCCATGTCCTTCACAATGTCCCGAACCGCCTCATTTATTGCCTCGTTGAATGCTCTTAGGGGATCTCCTGATTTCTCCCATGTATCGCAAAATGTCCCCCACAAGGTGCAGTCAAGGCAATATCCCGTTGGGGTATCGTCTTTATTGAACTCTTTTAACTTGCGACCACGGAAATTGTGATTCTCTGCGTCTGTATCCATAAAACTGTAATTGCATGGGCTTATCGAGTAATCCTTAATCTCCACCCCGAACTCATTACAAAATGACCGAATAGATTTAAGAGAATCCCCCCACCAAGGGTAATCATTACCCTCTCTAAACCATGCACGGGCATTGTCTTTAGCACTATCGGATAACTCCTCGAACTTATAAACACAAACCTCAACTATCTCCATGACTCTCTCCTGTATTGTGTTGCAATATGTTAATCGGATATATATCTTGTATTGTAGGATACAATTTTCCACCATGTCCATATAGGGATTTACCCTAAGCCTGACCCTCTTAAAAACTTTAGAAAATCCACCCTCTCCCGTCTGCGTTTCTCCGCCTCTCGTAAGGGTTTGGAATATAGAATGCTCTTGATCTTGAGCATATAGCAGTCTTTTATTGCGTTCATGCCTGACCCTCTCCCGTTAATCGTGAATGTTTTTGGAGTTAAAAAGATCCCTACCAAGATCAATCAATGCCTGACCTTGTGCCTCTGTCATGCCTCTATGCTCGGCAAATAGGTTAGGGGTTAGGTAATTATTCTTAAAATCTAGGTATTCGGATATTAAAAATTCTCTAGTGTCCATGCCTGACCCTCTCCTGTTTTTTGTCGATATCGCCTCGAACTTTGCATTGTCTTGCTATTTCTTCGGCTCGTTCCCTCGCAAAATAATGCTCTAAACCTTGATATATTTTGGGTAGGTCTTCTGGTCTTGGGTCTGACATAATGTCTTCGATCAATGCCCTAGTTTGTGCCTCTCGAATTTCCCTCGGTGTTTCCGTGAAAAAATCCGCCTCTTTCCCGTTCATGGTTTGCTTATCGCTATGGGTTAGACCTATGGTATATCCATTAAATGAGCATACGATCAGATATTGCCCGATCTTATCCTGTATAACCTCATAATTCTTATTCCCGTGGTAAACCTTGCGACCCTCTGCAATTGCGTCTTTAATTTCTTGTAATGTCATTTTCTACCCTCTCCCGTTTCTTAATTAGTCTGTGAGCATATTCGGGCATATTGTCCCGATATTCTGTAAGCCGTTGCCGTGCCTCTGCCCGTGTCGTTTCTGCCGTTTCATCTTCCCATTGTCCGCAGTAAAGACCTTGGACAATAAAAAGGTCTGCCGTTTTTCTTTGGTATGTCATGCCGTTGCCTCTATGTCATTGGTTTGATCGTTGTAATATCCGTCTATTTTGTAAAGTTCCCAAGCCGTTTCGCCGTGCCTGTTTTGACTGTCGCAGTAGAATTTAATAGCATCTTCTGCACTCTCACAGTCTGCCCAATACCTTAATTCCGCCGTGCCTATGTGACTGCCTTGTGAGTGATCTATAACTCTAAAAAATACTTTTTTCTCTTTCATTTTTTCCCCCTAATCTTCTTCCCGTGGTTCTTCATTTGGTCTATAAGCAAGATCGTAAAACCCCCGTTCTTCAGGTGGCACTATTACAATTTGCCCGTTTTCATCTCTAAATTCATGCCCGTAGGAATCTAAAGCAATCCCGTTTCTATCTATGTAATAAAACTCCATTATTCCCCCCTATATATTCGTGCCGTTGATTGTTGCGGTTTCAATTTTTGCCCAAGTTTTATTTTTTAATTCCATCAAAATAAGACGCCTTGCCAATTGGCTAGTATTTAGGTCTAGTTCTTTACAATATGCATCTAGATCCCTTTTTTGATCTACTGACATCAGCAAACTAACATGGGCAAATTTATCTTTTTTATTCATAATCCCCCCTCAAATCCATTCATGCCGTAGAGAATACCCATCACCAAATAAGCGATAACCTAGCCCGTGAACGAGGTGGTAGCCCATATCCATACCGCACCCCCCAACCTTATACCCGTCTTTTGGGGGTTCTTCCCCTCTGAGATAAGCAAAATATCCCGATAAGTAAATTTTCTTATCATCTTTAAAGGTGTAAAGGTCAATTCTCCGCATCATTCCAGAACGGGAAACATGGCGTAAAACTGTATAAACAGTATCGTCAGGTTTTAAGATCTTTAGTAGTGATTCCTTGGCACTCTCCGCCATTAATCGCTTACCCTCTGCATTGGTTAAAACCTCGCACCCTTCCCAATTTTGGGGGTTAGTGGTCTGCATAATATGCCCGTCTTTTAGTCGAATGTATTTCATTTTTTAAACTCCTGTATAGCGTTTGTAATTTCTAATGGCACAATCGTGATTAAAATTGCGTTCTTTAAATGTAATCTTCCAACCCTTTGCCTCTGCTGATTGCATAAAAAGGCTAAGGTCGCAGTCTTCCTCTAAGTAGGCACAATCTTGATCTTTATAGGAATATCGGCTAATTTTTGGCCCGATTCCAAGATCGTCAATTAAATGGTGTGGAATTTGACCCCATCCATGCGAGGGATCAGAATAAAAAGTTAGTTCTAAGTTCATGAAAAAAACTCCTTTAAAGGTCAATAGTTAATTGTTTAAAACTGATACCACCTACAAACTTCTCTAAAACTGTGGAATAGTCGCTAATGATGTCCAAACCATCATTAAAGTAATTGAGTGCTATAAACCCGATTTGCTCGTTATCGCTTTGCAAAATCAAATCTACGCAATCGTAAGCAAAGGCACTCTCCAAGATGTCCGCTAGATTGTCGGTCGGTTCAATGTCCGCCGAATCGTCAGCATATGCACCAACACGCAAGCCCGCATTTAATGCAGTTTTTACAATTCTTTCTGTTATTGCTTTTTCTACTGATCCCAACATATATCCCCCTATAAATACAATACATTAAAGAAAACTACATATGGTGAATTTATTCCTTTATCTATAAGGGTGTCAATACCTTTTTAACACTTTTTAACACTTTCTCACACTATGAAATAAGGGGATAAACCCCTCATTCCTATTGAGTGTTTTTAAGTTTTTCGAATGCTTGGACAATTGCACCAGCCATTAGTAAGGCATCTTTTGAGGTGATATCGGGAAACATTTCTTTAACTAACCAAAAAGCCCGCTTTAATCTCATTTCTAAGTAGTCGGCTCTATTCATAGGATCACCCATAAAAAGGTCGCCAATACTAAATAACAGGTAAGGCACAGTAGTAAATACAGAATGCTATATGTGATTGTTTTCATAATTCCCTTAGTAATGGATTGCAATAATTTGCGTTCCTACATACCAAGACGATCCAAAAGGCAAAAGGTGAGGTTAGTATTTACCCTAATGTTTTTATATATAGTGCTGAGTTTGCATACAGTAAAGAATCGGTATATGATTTGTTCTTATTACATACCTACGATTTACCACTAGATTACATAACCAAGATAAACCTAAAAAGACCGCAATTTATACATATGGCTAAGATCAGCAAGAGAGAAATAAAAGAGGGATTAGAGCAAATCCCAATAGAGCAATTACTACTAGGATCAGCCAATTCTAGAGAACTCACCCATAAACAGAAGACATTCGCTAAACAGGTTGCACTTGGTAAACCTAAGACTGTGGCTTATCGTATCGCCTACGATACAAAGGGAAAGAAATCTACTCAAGCCGTAAATGCTCATAAGGTATCAAACAACGACAATGTGAAACTTATGATCGAGGCATATAGTAGGGCATTTGAGGCGAGGGAATACCAAAAACCCGAAAGATTAAGGGAGTTAGTAATACATCAACTGACAGAACTAGCCCTAAATCCTGAAGTAAAAGACGCCCAGAGAATAAGATCCCTAGAACTATTGGGAAAGGTTAGCGAAGTAGGTGCATTCACAGAACGCAAAGAAACACGGGTAATACACGAATCTAGCAAGATCAAGGAAAGACTATTAGACCAACTAAAAACTATTATCAATGTTGACGCCTCAGAGATAGACGATGGTGATAGTCTGCTCAGGGAATTATCAGGATCGAATCCGACAGAATCAGAACCCCAAGATCAAGACCCCACCACTACCCGACCCCCCAAAATTGACCACGCCGAGCATGGAACTGTAATACATAGTATTCCCAACACTCAATCCGCCTCTTCTAACATCTCTGATGAAAAAACGCATCTGCAAGCTACTGATTCTGAAGAAGAAAAAAGTGAAGTGGAAACGTTTCCACCTGATACCCCCCTTGAAGAATCTAAAGAAGAGGGGGTGGGGGGTGCAAATTTAGGAAAAGAGGGTAAGGGCGAAGATATAGAAACACCCCCCCATGCAAATTGGAAAGAAAAGGGGTAGGGGGTATATATATGGAAAAAGAAGAGTTGGCTATACAGACTCTTAAGCATCTTCTTAGGAATGATAAGGATGCCCTGCTCCGTGTTATGACGTCAATCAAGCGGGCGATATGGGAAGAAGAGTCTAAGTGCCTGGCAAACAGGGTTATAGAAAGAGCTAAGAAATGACGCCCCGCCAACAGGATATCTATCTGGTGATAGAGATGTGGTGGAAGAAGTACGGATATAGTCCTTCTATAGATGAGATTATGATGGTCTCTAAAGACAAGAGTCGTAGTAACGTTTCTCGCCTGATTAATGAGTTAGTCAAGATCGGCGCATGTAAAAAGATCCCAAATAAGCGGCGGACGCTAAGACCTTCTGGAATTAAGTTTAGAAATCTAAGTGACTTACTTGAATAATTTAGAAAAACTAATAGCGCAAGCTCCTCCAGAGGAACAGGAGATACTCCTAAAGACAGCCTTGGAGTACCGAGATTCTCTTATGAGAGAGAAGGCGGAGAAGAACTTTCTGCCGTTTGTGAAACAGATGTGGCCCAGCTTTATAGATGGCAGACATCACAAGGTCATGGCTAAGAAATTTGAGGAGATCGTAAATGGAAAAACTAGACGCCTTATTATTAATATGCCTCCTCGTCATACTAAGTCTGAGTTTGCCTCCTTTCTTCTTCCTGCCTGGTTTTTAGGAAAGTACCCCAATAAGAAGATCATCCAGTGTTCTAATACTGCGGAATTAGCGGTCGGATTTGGACGAAAGGTCAGGAACTTAGTGGGTTCAGAGGTTTATTCCACGGTCTTTCCCAACGTAGGACTTAAGCAGGACTCCAAAGCAGCGGGTCGCTGGAGTACAAACCATGGAGGAGAGTATTTTGCTATCGGGGTCGGGGGTACGGTAACTGGTAAAGGTGCGGATTTACTGATTATTGACGATCCACACTCGGAGCAGGAGGCTGCAATAGCGGCAACCAACCCAGAAATCTACGATAAAGTCTTTGAGTGGTACTCATCAGGTCCTCGTCAGCGTCTCCAACCTGGTGGAAGCATCGTTGTTGTTATGACACGCTGGGCAAAACGGGATTTAACGGGAAGAATTGTCAAAAGCTGGATCGATAAGGACGGGGAAGAGTGGGAAATCATCGACTTTCCTGCAATTCTCCCTTCTGGAAACCCGCTTTGGCCCGAATTTTGGAGCTTAGAAGAGCTAGAAGCCCTGAGATTAGAACTTCCGCTGTCAAAATGGAACGCACAGTACCAACAACAGCCCACTTCGGAAGAAGGAGCGATTGTAAAACGAGAATGGTGGAAGCTATGGACGGAAGAAAGACCGCCAAAATGTAATTTTGTGATTCAGTCGTGGGATACAGCCTTCACAAAAAACGAAAGAAGCGACTATTCAGCCTGTACGACTTGGGGTGTCTTTTATATGAACGAGAATGAAAGCGATCCCAACGTTATTTTGCTAGATGCGTTCAAAGAACGGATGGAATTCCCAGAACTAAAGGAGCGGGCGTACCAATATTATATGGAATGGGAGCCAGACGCCTTCGTTGTAGAAGCAAAAGCAGCAGGTTCCCCACTAATATATGAATTAAGACAGCGTGGAATACCAGTTCAAGAGTTTACTCCCACTAGGGGTAATGATAAGATAGCTCGTATTAATTCGGTGTCAGATCTGTTTGCGTCTGGGAAAGTGTGGGCGCCAGCAAAACGATGGGCGGAAGAAGTAATAGAAGAGATGGCAGCTTTTCCTAATTCAGAACACGATGACTTAGTGGACTCTAGTACACAGGCGTTAATTCGTTTTAGAAAAGGTGGATTTATTCGTTTGCAAACAGACGAACCAGACGATCCTATTTTATTTAGGCGTAAAGCAGCATATTACTAAGGAATATTATGATTGATAAAAGTCTATACCAAGCCCCAGTAGGGATTGATTCTATACCTACAGAACCCGATATCGAGATTGAGATTGTAGATCCTGAAGCTATAAAAATTGGGATTGACGGTATGGAAATAGAGATTGAGCCTGCCGAACCTTCAGATAAAGACTTTGACGCCAACCTTGCGGAGTATATGTCCGAAGGAGAGTTGACAGAGATTGCGGGGGATTTACTTGGAGATTTTGAAGAAGACATCTCAGCCCGTAAGGACTGGATTCAAACCTATGTAGACGGACTAGAACTACTAGGTATGAAGATCGAGGAACGAACAGAACCTTGGGAAGGTGCCTGCGGCGTCTACCACCCCCTCCTCTCTGAAGCACTCGTGAAGTTCCAAGCCGAGACTATTATGGAGACTTTCCCAGCGGCTGGTCCTGTTAAGACTGTAATTATTGGTAAAGAAACTCCTGAGAAAAAAGACGCTGCCCAGCGAGTTCAAGACGACATGAACTACCAGTTAACAGACGTCATGACTGAGTACCGCCCTGAACACGAAAGAATGATCTGGGGATTAGGACTATCAGGTAACGCCTTTAAGAAAGTCTACTTTGACCCTGCCTTAGACCGCCAAGTGTCAATGTTTATTCCTGCCGAAGACATCGTTGTTCCGTATGGAGCTTCTAGTCTAGAGCAGTCTCCCCGTGTTACTCATGTTATGAGAAAGACAGAAAACGAAGTTAAACGACTTCAATTTGCTGGATTCTATAGGGACGTAGAACTTCAAGAACCCAGCGGTGCATTAGACGAAGTTGAGAAGAAAATTGCCGAAAAGATGGGTTTTCGTGCGACTTCGGACGACCGCTACAAGCTTTTGGAGATGCACGTAGATTTAGATCTTCCAGGCTACGAAGACGAAGAAGACGGAGAAAAAACAGGCATCGCTCTTCCGTATGTCGTGACGATTGAAAAGGGTACACAGACCATTCTGTCTATCCGTAGAAATTGGAGACCCGAAGATGAAACACACCAAAAAAGAAATCATTTTGTCCATTATGGTTATGTTCCTGGCTTCGGCTTTTATTGCTTTGGTCTTATCCATCTTGTTGGTGCTTTTGCAAAAAGCGGCACCTCACTTATTCGACAATTGGTCGATGCTGGAACCCTCTCGAATCTGCCAGGTGGCTTTAAGACTCGTGGATTGCGAGTTAAAGGGGACGACACCCCAATAAGTCCAGGTGAGTTTAGAGACGTAGACGTTCCTTCGGGAGCAATAAAAGACAACCTAATGACTCTTCCTTACAAGGAACCCAGCCAAGTCTTATATTCCCTCCTCGGTACTATCGTAGAAGAAGGTCGCAGATTCGCCTCCGCAGGCGATATGAAGATTGCGGATATGTCTGCCAACTCTCCAGTCGGCACGACCTTAGCGATTCTGGAAAGAACCCTAAAAGTCATGAGTGCGGTGCAGTCCCGTATTCATTACTCGATGAAGCAGGAGTTAAAGCTTTTAAAAGAAATTATCCGTGACTACACACCAGACGAATATAACTATGTTCCTGAAGAAGGCAGCCCTCGTGCGAAACAGTCGGACTATGACTTGGTCACAGTCATTCCTGTCAGTGATCCTAATGCGGCAACGATGGCGCAAAAGATCGTACAGTACCAAGCAGTACTCCAACTGGCTCAAGGGGCGCCACAGATTTATAACCTACCCCAATTACATAGGCAAATGCTCGATGTCTTGGGGATCCGCAACCCGCAAAAACTTATACCGTTGGAAGATGACAAAAAGCCCAAAGATCCAGTTACGGAAAACATGGATGTCTTAACTATGAAGCCACTAAAGGCATTCATATATCAAGACCATGAAGCTCACATCATTACCCATACGAACTTCATGAAAGATCCATTAACGGCTCAAATTATTGGACAAAACCCACAGGCACAGATGATGGCAGCAGCCTTAAACGCCCATATAGCTGAACACTTTGGATTTAAGTACCGCCAGATGATGGAACAGCAATTAGGAGCGCCATTACCGTACCTCAAGGATGATGACGAAACTATTCCAGAGGACTATGAAGTCCAGCTTTCTAGATTGGTGGCTCAAGCCTCTGCCCAACTTCTCCAGCAGAACCAAGCCCAGGCTGCACAACAAAAGGCTCAGGAACAGGCTCAAGATCCAATTATTCAAATGCAACAACAAGAACTCCAGATTAAGGCACAGGATGTACAGAGAAAAGCCCAGAAAGATCAGGCAGACATTCAACTCAAACAAGAGCAACTCAATGTTGAGAGGGATCGTATTGCCGCCCAAGTAGAGATTGAAGGTAACAAGTTGGGAGTAAAAGTGGCTGCCGATAAGGACAAGCTGGATCGTTCTAGTGAATTAGAGGCAACCAGAATGGGTATTGATATTGCTAAATCAAGGAATAAACAATGACAGAAATTGACGTTTTAATGGGTCAGATAGACGAAAAAGCTGACCAATTAAAGAATGCTGTGGTGGTTGGCAATATGGATCACATACAGTATCAACGAGTTTGCGGAGAGATTCGAGGTCTGCTTATCGCAAAGGGTTACATATTAGACCTCAAAGACAAAATGGAGAGAATGAATGACTGAATTACTAATCGGATCGACCACCGATGATGTAAACGATATTACCGTATTGCCAGAGACGGACGAACAGAAGGCAAAACAGCTACCCAAACCATCTGGATATCGCATTTTATGTGCCATCCCAGACGTGGAGAGGGAGTATGAAGGCGGCATCATAAAGACAGACGAAGCTGTCAGATTTGATGAACTTTTAACAACAGTCCTATTTGTAGTTGATTTAGGTCCTGATTGCTATAAAGATAAAGACCGTTTTCCCAGTGGACCTTGGTGCAAAAAAGGAGACTTTATCCTTGTTCGCCCCAACGCTGGAACTCGTTTAGTGATACATGGGCGTGAATTCCGCATCATCAACGATGATTCTGTGGAAGGCATAGTAGACGACCCCCGTGGTATTAAACGTAAATAGGAGCCATAAATGTCTGAAAATAAGCAAGAAATGAAAGATTACACATTTCCAGATGAGGAAAAAATCGATATCGAAGTGGAAGACGACACCCCACCAGAAGATAAAGGTAAGACCAAATCTCAACCTGAGTATGTTGAAAGTCTCGAAAAAGACGAACTAGAAGAATACTCAGACGAAGTAAAGCAGAAAATTGCTGGTTTTAAAAAGATTTACCACGATGAGAGGCGGGAAAAAGAAAAGGCGTTGCGTGAGCATCAAGAGGCTATTGATCTGGCAAAACGACTTCTTGAAGAAAACAAAGCTCTCAAAGGTAAAGTCAATACCAGCGAAAAGGTAGCCGTTGATTCCTTTAAGACTTCCGCAGAGCGTGAATTAGATATGGCAAAGCGGGAATATAAGGAGGCTTATGAGGCTGGAGACTCTGACAGATTAGTAGAGGCTCAAGAAAAAATGACGTCTGCTAGGATGAAGGTTGAAAAAGCTTCTAACTATGCTGACAACATTAATAAACGAACCTCTTTACAAGAAGAGGAAAATGATGTAAAAATACCTCAACAGTCTGAAAAACCTGTTCGTGACCAAAAAGCTTCGGCTTGGCAAGAGCGTAACTCTTGGTTTGGTCAAGATGATGAGATGACGAGTCTCGCCCTTGGGTTGCACGAAAAGCTAGTCAAGGAAAACGGGATGGCTTATGCCACGACTGACGAGTATTACAAACGTATTGACGAAACAATGCGTAAACGATTCCCCGAAAATTTCGAGGACGTAGAAGACGAAAAGCCTCGTTCGAAACCGAGTACCGTAGTCGCTCCTGCAA